TCCAAGCGTTAAACTTCTCTGCCAACTCAAAGATTTTTTCGGGGGCGATTGTTGCGCCTTGTGCAACGTAAGCGGCACTCATCTCAACAGCCGACTTCAACGCCACCTGGCGAATGATAGACGCCGAACGGTCATCGTTGGCCTTTGGTGCGGAAGGCGTCCAAGCGGGTTTATCGCCACGCTGAATCTTGATAGTGCCTTTCTCGTTTTTGGTGTACTCAACCTCATCGCCTACTTTGTAGGAAGGGGTTTGGGACTTGGCGAATGCGGTTCCGAAATCGCCGTTATCAAAACGGAGGTCTAATTTGTAGAACTCTTGCCATTGGCCGTTCGGGGTGATGCTTGTGATTTTAGGCATTGTGTAATTCGTTTAATAGGGTTTGTTTTAATACTTCGTTTTCTGCTTCGAGGAATTGCATCTTGGATGCCATCGCCTCAACTCGGTGTTGTAAGAACTCAACCATTTGTTGAGCCGATTCTTGCGACCAGTTTGTTCTTTGTCCGTAGTCCATAGGATTTGTTTTAGGTGTTAGACAAGGCAAACATACGCAAAAAAATTAACATACAACACCCTTACCAAAAAAAATTACTTGTCCGGTATTCTTTGTAACCTCGTGGTCTCGGCTTATAGTGATTTTAGTTACAAAGTTAGTATTATCGTCCTCGATGCCTCCCCACTTGCGTAACGCATCCAAGGCAAACTTAATAGCCATAATGCAGTTATCGTTATCGTATCCGTAATTGTGGCGTAGGGTAGCCGTTATCGTTCGGAAGCGTGTTTTATCGTATGCTGCTAATTGCGTAAGCACCTCCTCCGTAAACTTGTCCTTGGCCTTCTTGCGTACTATCCAATGCTTGGAGGAATAGAATTGGTTTAGTGAGGGAACCTTGGATAGCGTTACACTAATCTCTATATCCGCAGCGGGCTGCAAAGGCCGGGTCGAGCTTGTGGACTTCTTTGAGGAGGGTTTGTTCCTGCTCCTTGGCGTAGGCACGGCTTTCGTCATTGCAATTAGCGAAAAGAATCGCAACCTCCGACAGAATCGTATCTATCCGGTTCTTGACTTCGGGATTGGTATAGTACGGCATAATCTTCGAGCTGTTTGAGTTCACGTTGTAGGTGGATTATTGCTTTGGTAATATCTTGCTCGGCAGGATTGCCGTCCTTCTTTCCAGCACGGAGAAGGTAGGCGATTGCTACGCCGAGGTTGTAATTATCGTGGGCAAAGTCCTGCACCACATCAAACGCCTCAATGCCTTTGAACTTGCCAATGTAGTATTCAGGCGTCCCAGTAGATAAATACTTGGTGGAATCCTTGGTGCTCATTGGTTAAAGGTTTTTTTTCCTTGCTCCCAGGTGTTGTATTTTCTAACGGCTGCTGATTCGTTTTCGCTTCTGGGGTAGTCGCAGAATCCGAAGTGGTTAAGGAATGCGTTGGTGTAATCATTGGGAATTTGTTTCAATTCCATTGCAAGATACTTCTTGCGTCGGTCGTTTCTTTCTGTTGCCATATTGCAAACCTAAAAAAGAAAACGATAGGTGTAACCAATGTAAATAACTAAAAAGTTTTCAACATTTGTCGGGCGTATGCGCCCAATGCTTATTTTTTACAACTTAGTTAAGTTAACTAACTATATAACTAACTAACTATATAACTAAATAACTTAACTAACTATCAAGTTAACTAACTAACTTGAGTTAAAATTAAAAATAAAAGAAAATTTGCGTTTACACGCATTTTATTATTCAAGTGGTACAATCTATCCAATTTAGATAGATAATGCGTTAGAACGCACCTAAAGCACCTCTATTGCCTTATTAGGACTATAAACAGCATACCAACTGCAAACAGCATTAGGTATTTCTCCCAATCACCTTTTCCCTTGGTCGCAATCTTGGTGTTAATGTACTTTGTTACTTGCACCGTATCCGGCAAGCACGTCGCTTGCAATCGGATGGTATCAAAGTTTCTAACAATCTTAATCCGAATGTTGTCCTTTTGAACAACTACGGTATCTACATTGTTAAGCGTGAGCGTGTCCCATAAGTTACGCTCCTTGGTAACAATAGTCGTGTCCCACTTCGTTTGCCAAACATTCGCACCCTTCTTTACGGCTTGGCGCAAATGGTATTCAGCAGAGCAACTACCCAGAGCAAGACTCGCAATCAGGATTATCAATGCTGCAAGCAGGGGGTGTGGGTAGTTCTTCGAGTTCATTTAACCAGTCGTTAAAATTGGACGTACTTTGTTTTTCCACCTTTCTTGATTGCTTTTAATACTTCTCCTTTGTTGTTATTAGCGTCGTAGGCAACGTGAATCCACTTCGGTTGAGCATCGGTACCAAATTCCCAAATAAGTTGCTTAAACGGCAGATTCTTGCGTATGTACTTAAATACAGCAGCCATATCCTCGCATTGAATATCGGCTGCTCTACCGTGTACGTGGTCGGATGTTGCGCTACCGCCAACGGCAGAGTTTACCCCTGGTGAACGGAAACCACTCGTTACGTTTATTACTCCGAACTTATCCCGTACCGGTTGCAGGACTTTCTGTACCAATAGTTTTAGATTTCGGATTTCCTCTTGGCTTGGATTGTTGGGCAAACCGGTATCCGTATCCGTAAATTCCGAAAGTATAAAGTCCCTTGAAAGTCGCATAGGTTATGTTTTTTGTCACTTTTAAGACCCATTAGGTGCTTTTTATTGCTCTAATGATGGTTTTATCTGCCTTGACCCCGATAGGCCTTACTCGTCGACTTTTTGTTTTGGCTTTTTGTGTGCCGTCCGAGTTTTCTTTTGGACTTCTTGATTTTGGTTGTCTCCTTCGCCATCTTTACTCATCATTAACGCAAACCCACCCATAATAAACGCACTAAACTCCGTTAGAGACGCTTTCTCAAACCAAACGAGGATACCCCCGAATGAAATTAAGATAAGCCCTATAACGGTAGTTTTTGGATTTGCAAAGATTCTATTTATCATTTTTAATATCTCGGTTCCAACGCCACAACGTGTACACGAAAGAGGTGGTCATTACGAACAGACCCGCTATTTGGTGCACCTCGGCAATCGTTAATCCTCCAACGGCTAAACTCCAAGAGGTCGCTACTGCGCTTGTGCTATCTGTTTTCATTCTTCGATTGGTGCTGGAGGTTGGCAGTATGCTGCTTCGGGATTCGCAACGCAGTATTCTTGGGCGTAAACTTCCTCCCAACCCGCAAAGATGTGAATGCCACAAGGCGCAGGCCACACAACCGAATCAGCATAGTCGGCAAGTGGCTCGTTTTGCCAAAGGATGTCAACGGCATAGTTGGGATTCTCGCTTACACAGACCTGCTCTCCCTGCTCGTTTGTCTCCCATTGGGTACAGATATGCCCCAACTCAACTACGGCCACTACGAGGTCTGTATTCCACGTGGTCTCGGTGATGCCATCCAGTGAGATGGTTGTTGTTTCTATTGCTTGCTTGGCTGTTGCCCAGTCAGCAAATTCGTATTTGTTGAATGTCATAGTAAGTAAGTAAATAATCCTCCCAAAAGTGTTGCAATCAAATCCTTGTAGTCAAATCCTCCGTAGCGTATCTCGTCTATTAATTCCTTGCCTGCTGCTGCGACAAGAACGACCAACATACTACCCGAAATAAGATAAAGTATTGCACCCCCTACGAAGTGCAGTACCTTATCAAACGAAGTCCAACTGCTCATAACGTGGTAAGTTCTGCCAGTTGGGCGTTGGTTAGACGGGTCTTAAATAGGAGGGCTTGCTTTGTAGATGAACTCCAAATAAATGGGGAGCCCGCTTCGCTATATCCCCCTACTTCAATTTGCGATAAGCCAGATGGAACAGTTCCGCTCGTATCGGAACCCGCTTGCGTTCCATTAACATAAAAAACAAAGTCGTTATTTTTATATGCTGCCGCAAACTTTATATTTTGCCCAACAGATAAACCGCTAAGGTCAATTCCCACTTGATTAACTGCGCCACTCCATACCTGCATACTTATTCCAGTTGAGGAAAAAGTTTGTACATAAATTGCATTTGCATAACTTCCCGCTACGCTGCAAAACAAGTGCATTAAAGGCGTTACTCCAGTAAAAGTAAACTCACCAAACAAAGTCCCCTCCGTCTGCCCAATTAGCGAGCTAATTCCCGTCTTACTGGCAGCATCGGCCACACGGGTAACACTTGCGCCCAGCGTTGGAATGTAAGAGGTGGCGTAGGCTCCTGCTTCCAACTGCCAGCCGTAGAAGTACCCAGCAGTCAAGCCGTTAGTACCAGCGTAAGAAATGCTATTGTTGCCGTTAGCAGCATAGATAGCAATACCTCCAGCATTTGCTTCGGCAGTAGCAGTAATGGTGCAGCGATACCATCCGTTTCCGTATGGCGTAATGGTTGCCGTTGCTCCAGCGGTTACCGTTCCGACTACGCCAGTATTTAAATTAAAATACGCCAGCACGTTAGTGTTCCAGTACATCTGCAAGGCAAACCAATCTCGGCTACCCTTTTTAGCAAAAACCGAAGCGGTATAAGATTGTGCGCTAAACGTAGTAAGCCCGAAGTTAAAGAATGCGTGAGCGCCATTAGTGGTATCCTCAATAAGAGAATCAGCATTCGTGTATCCATCGGGAGAAGCTACTACATTGCTTCCGATTGTTGCGTTGGCTTTAGTGTATGCGTTAGCTTGCTCTGACCAAGTGGCAAGATTAGTCCGCTGGGGTTCAAGCAACAGGCGAGGGCAAGTACTATTCAAGTAGTCCAAACGGGGTAACCCACTAACAGGGCCAACGCTTACCGCTGCGGTGGTGGTGGGTATGTAGGCTGTTGCTACACCAGTTTCAACCTGATAGCCCCAAACATAAATTGACTGCCCAGTTCCAGCGTATGAAATAGTGCTTCCGTTAGAAAGTGCTATATAAACATTCCCGCTACCGCTTGCAATAGTTGCCGTAAAAGAAACCCTGTACCAGCCGTTGCCTGCTGAAATAATACTTCCAGCACCGCTTACGGTTCCATTGGAAAGATTGAAAATTCCAGAGCTAAAAAAATTAGCCCCATCGTAAATATAAATAGAAGCGTGACTTAAAGTATTGGCTTTTGCATATACGCTTATGGTATTTTCTCCAGCTGTAAGGGATAGCGATTGATATGTTATGTGGATGTCGTTTGTTGCGTTATCCGTTAACGTATCTGCTGTGGTAGTACCATCGGGAGCCGTTGTGGTGTTAGCGGTAGCCGTTGCATTGTATTTTAGCCAACTTGCATTTTCAAAAGTTTGGCTCTGTAAAACAAGATTCGTCCGCACCTTCTCAATAAGGCCATTTGGCCCAACACGGGTAGCACCCGAAGCACGGGTAAAAGTCAAATCGCCAGAGCCATCGGTCGGCTTCTCTGCGTAAATCTTGCTTGTCTTATAGCCGCTTGGAATTACTACCAAACTTGCATCATCGTAAAAACTTGACATTAGTTAAAGTTTAATTTATCAATAGCAACAACTAAACACTCGTACCCTTCGGTGGTTCCGCTATCAGCGGCAACACGAGCAACATACGCATCCGCATATATATAAGCATTACCAAAGCAAGTAGGTACGTCTCCTATTGCCCTCGTATTGTAATCCTCATCTCCCCAATTAGAGGAGCAGTAGATATTGCCCCAACCGATGCTATTTGCCATTTTCCAGGTACTTTTTTAATTTAATTAGATTCTCGCTCTTTACCTTATAGCACCCACGAGGCCGGGCGGGAATCTCGGTCGGGGTAGATGTCTTCGTTGACGTTTTCATTGTATTCCGGAAACAAGGATTGGTTGAAGCTCATATAGTCAATAAAACGCTCCGTGTAGTATTTTGCTATCGTGCGTTCCTTCTCAACTAAATAATCAATTTCTATTTTTTCTGCATTAACAGAGTTTTCGCTCGTGTGCTTGTACACACCCCCATTGGCTACCGTGTAAGCAGCAAACGGCAGATATTCTACCATAGCGAAGTGTATAAGCATTGGCTGTAAGTAGTCCGTTACAAGGGATAGGTAATTACCTGCAAGCGTATTGGCGATAATATCCGAGGAAATCTTATCGTACAATTTCGTACCCGTGTAATTCTGAATGTGAATTTCTTGGGCAATCTTGATAAATTGGATAAACTTATCCGTATCGACGTTACCGGAAATAACCGTATTGCGTACAATATCCTCACGCTTGATAAAAAGAGCAGTTGGCATTACTTTCTTGGCTTTAAAAATCCTTCGTGCGGCATATCTACAGGACGCTTTGCAACCTTTGGGTTATTCGTCTCTGGCTTGACGCCTGCCTTACGAGCTTGGTTTACCGATACGTCTGCATTCGGGTTTTTAGCATCTGGAGTTACGCCTTCGGCTTTTGCTAAATACGTCTTACGCATCCAAAAGTGGTGGCAACGTGCGCCGCCTTTGTAGAGCCATATATCGTATGTTGCTGCGCCATTAGGCCCGAATCCTGCGTTAACCTCCTGCTTACGCATACGCATAATATCCTCCTTGCGGTAGACCTTCTTTGCGTTTACCATTAACTTACAGAACTCACGGCTGTTTGCTTTGGTTGCTCCCGGTGCGTAGGCATAACGAATCTTGTACTTACGGCCGTCTTTGGTTTCGCCGTCTTGCTCGCTCTTTGCGTTTGGGAAAGCATCCCCGGTCTTGGCGAACTTTAAGATAGAATCTAAATACTCCTCTTGCTCGTAGTCAACCGGGCGTTCGTCTACCAATTCCCATTCGTCCAAGTCCTCGTCTTCGCCAAACTCGTTCAACGCTTCAAACATTCCGTTAAGAACCTCGTCGCTCACGTCGGCAGAAAATCCAAACCCGCTGCTTTCAATACCGGTAGATTCCTCCACCACGTCCGAAGGGGCAACAACGTCCTCCTTAAACTCCAACGGCTGCAAGGTCTTAAAATAGACGTTTAGAGACGCTCCGTTAAAAGATAGGACTGTTTCTACTGCATCGAGTAAAACCTCTTGTAAAGGGCGGATAACGATGTTATCGAACAGAATAGAAGCGGTCTTTAATTCGTCGGCATTGTTTCCAAGTCCGGTTTGGTCTTTAATACCCAAAAGCATCGGGCTTGTTACCCGGTGGCCTACCATAATCTTCTTCGTACATTCCTCGGAAAGGAATTGGTACTGCTCGCTTGCGTCCGATAATTGTACGGGTTCGATTGTTGCTGCGAGTTCCTTGTTATCGTTAAACGCAAGGATAAACCGACCCGCATTCGAGCTGCCAGAAAACTTATCGGCAATACGTGCTTCGATTAACGTCTGCTCGTCTTCGGTAGGTGTGCCGTTATTAAAGTTAATCAGCATTGACGGAGCAAGACCGTTCTTAATGTTGCTGATATGGTAATTGGCTACCTCCTCCTCTAATTCTGCATACGGAAGTGAACCTTGGTAGTCCGTTGGGGCGTAGTAATAGTATCCTGCTTTGTAGGGCTTAATATACAGAATCTCGATGCCCGCCTTGCTCATTCCAAAGGCATCAATGCGTACCGGGGTCTCTTTGCGTTGTGCTACCCTATCCCAGCTCTTGGCGTAATAGTAAGCCGGGATAAACCCTTCTTCGTTGCATTTTTCAGCACGCAAGGTCTCCACCGGAATATGCTCAACCTTTACAATCTTGGAATGGTCTTGGTTGTAGATGACTTGGATAGCAGCGTTGCCCATCATTTTGAAGTCGGAAACAACCTTCTTCATACAATCCTTGGTAAACAAGGACATCATCATTGCGTACTCGTCTGGCTTTTGTGCGGCGTCTGTTGCTGCAAGACCCTTGCCGTAAATCATATCAATAACGCCATTGATAATAGCATTATTGGTAGGACTTCCGTTGTAGCGGTCGATTAGGTATTGGAAATAATCGTTACCATCCCCATACTCAATCCAGTTCTTTCCACTAACCTCCTTCACCTGCGGTTTAACGTAGGAGTTCAAGGCCATAAATCTTACATTGCTCATATGATAACGAACGTATTATCTCCTGCGGTTTCTTGGTCGTACACCCCGGCGTTCACGGTGAACTTCTCAAAGTTAGTTTGGTCGGTGCAGAATACCCGGCCTCTGTATATCAAATTTACGCCACTAAACACCTCCAATAGGTAAAAGTTTTGTGCCTTCAAAGTCCAAGCAGCATTCAAGGTCATATACCCGTTTGCGCTTGTAGGTGCGATTGTTTGCGTTTGGGTGGTATTGGTGGATTCATTCGTTAGCCGTGCTGATACAGAAGCAGGAAACGAGCGAGGGATGATTTGCAAATTTTGCGCTGTTGCGCTTGTGGTTAAAATGTTCATCTTACAAATAACTCGTTTGTTGCTTTTTGTTTTAATTAAAAAAGCCACCCCGAAGGATGGCTCTCTTAATTGCAATCGTTTTTAGATTAATAAAGCTTAAACGAAGCGAGGT